CCCATCACAACCACCCTTTCCCGGCGGTGCCGCTTACAATGGTCTTGGTCAATTGTGGCATCCGCCGATTGCATCCAAATGGATTTTTACAGCGTTGATTGTGTTTGCCGGTGCTGTCGCTAACCGTATTCCTATAGAAATTCGCAAACTATATACGCATCCGCTAGGTTTTTTCCTAACAGCCCTAGTTGCAATTTCTATTTATCAAATGGGCTTTCCCCCAGCAACATTTGCTATACTGTTTTTCCTATTATCGGTATGGGTAGTTGATATAAGTAGCAAGGCAGAGGGTTATTTGAATGCGGCAGAAACAGTGGATCGGGTCTCCAACTCAAACCGATGGTATGTAGAAAAGGTTCTCAAGGAACGCCCGATGGGTATACAAGAAAAAGACGTATCGACATATCCTGTATCAGGATTATCCGCACAGGGTAATACTTCGAATGGTAATACATAACCACATACCTATGTAAGAAGCCCGGATGGACTATGAAATGCTCTTAGCGGCCTTGCTTATGGGCTTGCTTGTATTTTTCTCGTTAGATTTTGATAAACATTATAATTCTATGTTTCGTGACAGTGCCCATCAGCCCTTTGCTCGTTTCTTAGCAGGTCTAGCTGTATGTATTATTGCAAGCATAAATCCGTTTTTGGCTATGATAGGTTTGATGATTGTATTCTTTTGGATAGCTGATGTTCATTTGCTATCATCTTTTGTATTACCTTAACTAAAAGTAATAAATTATAAGACACCGTCATAGCATGCTGGCGTCTTATTAAAATCACATAATACTGTAAGAATGCCTAAACCTTCAAAAAAGGGTATGTTGGCAGGTGCGCCGGCATCGACAAATTGGATGATACCTGTATCAACAACCGCACCACCTCCGCCAATACCAGCAGCACCACCAGGCAGTGTTCCTCAAGGGCCGCCAACATTTATGCAAAACCCGGCACAGGTGGGGGCTGCTGATCCATTGTCATCTACGATTATGCTTGTAAATACGAACCCGTATATTATTGGCCTTTTTATGCTCTTATTAAACTTGGGTGGACGTTTCCTAGCATTAGAACTAACAAAGAAACAAGAAGAATTCTTACAGTCTCGCTGGTTACGTCCATTCCTTTTCTTTACGGTAATTTTCATAGCAACACGTAATCTTACAGCGGCGTTTTATGTCACTATGTTATTCTTTCTTATTGTATGGGTAGTCGCAAATGAGAACAGCCCATATTGTATGATACCCAGTTGGTGCGGTCATAATGTAAGTACAGCAAAACAAAATTACGAACAAAATATTAACAGACTCAAAACCTAATAACTATATAGTGTAGAATGGAAGAAGTGCCGCAAGAAGCACAAGAACCACAAGTCAACATAAATCATGTATGTTCTTTGGGTAGTATATGTCAAGCGTCTTCTATTATTAAAAACAACAATCTTAAGTTAGAATCATATCCTTTTGATTGGATTTTTTCACGCCCCGACAATGTTGCACATATACTGAACGATAATTTTAAACTTTTTTTAGATAAAGAGTCTTATATACCTCATGGATGTGAACCACATTGTAGGAAAAGTGGGCATTCATATTACGGTAAATTTATGTTTGGCCATCACGATCCACGGCGAAAAGAAGAAGATTATAAATATTATGAGCGATGTGTTTGGCGTTTTAGACAGCTACTCTTATCGCCTAATCCTAAATTGTTTATTATGATTTTCGCAAATAAAAATGCTAAAGATATTGAAGCCTTTCAAACTTCGGCTTTAAAGGTAAATGAAGAATTAAAAAAAAATACAACACACTTTAATTTACTCGCAATCTTCCAGATTCAAGATACGTGTAGAAAACACGAATTAATTACAACCGACACACTCGACTTTTGTATTTTATATACACGTAGTAAGTCAACTGGCACTGGCTTTGCAAGTCACGAGGATGATAAATATCTTAATACTATTATTAAAAAAAAGTATGCGTTTACAATAAAACGATTAAAGTCTATTAATGAGTGTGTAAAAGACGAAACGATGTAATAAACTTAGCTATATCATCTACCCATAGATCAAGTGTATCTAGTTCTTCATTGGGTAAATCCCAAATACAAAGCTCAAGTAAATCTTTAATTATCTTTTCGGAAAATCGATATTTTATCAGTTTTGCGGGATTGCCACCTACAATAGCATAAGGGGCTACTGATCGAGTCACAACAGATCCTGCCGCAATAACTGCTCCGTCACCAATTGTAATATTATCCATAAGTGTACAATTGGCTCCAATCCATACATCGTTACCAATTGTAATGTCTCCACGACAATATGAAGTATTGTTTCCTTCTTTATGTGAAAAAAGATATTTTGATGTATAGGGTGAGGTTGTTATCATATCCATTCTATGATGTGCCGTAACAAATGTTGTATTGCGTGCGATTGAGCAAAATTTGCCTATACTTATTAATGGCACACTTCCATCTAATTTGCGTGTGTCATAATTCAATATATAATATGGGTCCATAATATATGATTTATGACCATATGATAAACTCATACTTTATATGTATTTATCATGTGTATTTTAGACCACTAATTATTTTTAATGAAAAAATTACGTAAATTGTTAATCAACTGACTAAAGCCGCCAAAATCTGATACAAAAAAAGATGATTTAACCATGTAAATTAAATCACTGTCAATATCGTCTGAGGATTTTATATCAATAGGTATAGTAAAGTTTTCTAATATATTTTTAAAAAGTGCTTGCAATTTATCTATATTTCTCTGATGTTTTGCGTCTGTATACATATATAGACCCCGTGTTACATTGTTTCCGTAGTGGAAAGCAGTACAAAACGTCACTTTAGTTATTTTGTCCCGATTAATATATCGTCGTATAATATTTATATAATTTTTTTTTAAACACCGTTGAAAATCTACAACATCGCCTAGTCTCAAGTGTATTACTAATTCACTCTTTTGAGGTAACTCATACGAATTGTTATTAATGGTCTTATTTATAACATGAAATAACTTTCTTAAACAATTTCTATTCACTCTTGTAAGATTTTTATCAGGGCAATGTTCTATATATTGTCTTAAAATAGAATTTGTTAAATGTGGTTGGTCTAATATAAATTGCGTAGATTCTTTCCAATAGTTACCCTTATGATATATTACATCCGAAAATCTATAATGTCGTTTTGTATCAACAGAATTATGTTCTGTAAGCAATACTATTTTATTAATTAAAGTATCTGGAGTAATCATTATTATTCAGACACTTTAATATACAAATATATTTTTATTTAGATTAAACATTGAGTGTTAGTGTGTTGCCGGTTGGTGTAACCTGGCGGCGGCGGCGGCTTACTCCGTTACGACGCATTGTCTCCGTAGTGATACCACTTATAATACTTCCATTATCATCAACATCATTGGCAGGAGGGGGCATAGAGCGAGCCGATGTTCGCTCACCGTTTGTCTCAAGAGTGCGTAATACGTCTTCTAATCCATTCATATCGGGCCCGCGCATCTCACGGCGAGCCGTCACTGGTGTAGGTGTATTTACACCACCACGAGGATCCTTGCTTGGTATGGGGGCACCAATACCTGAGCCCATGGGTGCCATGAATCCACTGGGGCCGCCCATCATATCTTCCTCTTCATCATCATTGCGACGCGGGGGAGGCGATGGTGCACGTTGCCGCTGCTGCTGCTGCTGCTGCTGCTGCTGTTGCTGTTGCTGCTGCTGCGGAGGCATCTGCTGACGTGCAGGAGACGGAGAGCCACCGCCACCAGGCATACCTAGACCCATAAAGTTAGCAAAGCCAGGGCCAACCGCCTGTTCAGCCGCTGCCTTAGCCATCTGGCGTGCTAACTCAGGGTTCTTGCGTAAGATATCATCCATACCAGGCATGCGAGACTTGAACATCGTATTCGTCACATGGCACATGGCAGCAGATAACCCTAGAGACATAATTAAACGCACCTCAGGGGCTACCTTGCTCTTATCCTTGTACTTATCGTATAGTTCCTCGAAAATCTCATCGTAATCCTCAATATTCTCGTTAATCTGCTCAGACCAGCCATCTAGATTTACACCAATAGGGTCATAACGACTGTTTAAGAACTCCATACCGCTCGTAACGGTTGTTAGCATAGAACGTTGAAACCGCATGCTTGCCTCTAGACCCTTCGAGTCCTTGCGACGAGCAAGTTCGGCCTCGATCTCCTCTAGCGAATTCGCAACTGTCATCTTATTGCCACCAAGGCCCTTGCGGTCCATACGCTCTAGCATTGTAATACCCTCCAACTTCTTTGTTGCCTCAACCTCAGGAGATAGATACGTTTGAGCAGGTAGTGCTGCTGTTACAGGTTCAGCTGCCTTGCCGCCAAACCACGAGGAAAATCCACCAGACGGCACAGGAGGGGCGGCTGCTGTAGTCGTTGCTGTCGCACCGCTACCCGTAAAGCTCGAAAACCAACTCTTAGCAGGAGCTGGTGCTGCCGCAGTAGTTGTCGTCGTGTTATCGACTGTAACATTTGAAGTCATCATCGGCGGTGACGACTGTGTTACACTGCCGGTATTGAGTACAAGTGTTGGCTCTGGTGCCCGTACTTGCATGGGAGCATCGTCACGAAGAATACGTATAGAGTCACCACCACCCATAGGTTTTACATTATAAGTTACATTGGTATCATCTAGGTTCACAAATTCAATCCCATCTGACATATCATTCAGGCCGCCACCAGGAGCCGGAGATGGGCCTCGGGGAGGTGTGCCGACCATCTTACGCTGATTCCCCAATAGACCTAAGTCGAAATCATTGAGATTTCCTATCTCAAAAGTAGAACCTACATCCTGAACAGCTGTGACCTCGGGATAACCACCCCCTTCATGAATGCGAATAGTTGGGCCTGACATCTATCTTTTAACAAATGTCATATCGTTTTAGATTCCACACCGCAGGCTCTAAACCTTTGAAAAAATTGAAAACACAATCAAATAATATATAGATTGTGACTTCACATACACTTACTTTCTTTCCTTTCATTACAATGGATCATTCCTACGAGCGTCGCAAAAAGTCTGATAAGGCTAAAGACAAGGCCGGTCGCCCCTCGTCCAAGCATGTGCGTCAGTACGAGGCCCAAAGCGAACGGGCAAAGACAAAGCCAAATGCTAAAGAGCACAAGTAATCTACTGCCGATGTGCCATTAAAAACGAGTCAGCCAAGTCACTCTTTTTTGTTCGACCGTTAAAAAATGCTAACCACGTTGTATTGCCAGACGTAGTAAGTAATTCAGTTACATCGGTTTCCGCTGTCTTTTTGCGATTGCGATATGCCTCCGATTCCGTAACTCCACTTACATCCGCAACTGTCGCTGCCACTACCGCCGTCTTTTTAGACTTTGTGCCAGCATGTACAAATTCAATACGGCCGCTCCAACCATGCTCATGCCGTAGTCGATAATTCAACAATGTATATAGCATAATCTGTATAGACTTCATGGTAGGACCTTTCATAACTGGCTGATTTTCCAGGCGAATCAACGTCGCAACCTTGAATGTAGGAAGCATAGAGTTCAACCATAAAGTCATAGCATGAAATACAGTATCTAGACTTGTATCCTTGGCCTTGACGGGTTTCCAAGGCATTAAATAATGAAGCTTTGCCCAGCCCAGTAACTCGTCTTTTTTAGCACTTCGTGCGTACTCCCATCCACGTGTAAGTGCTAATGGGCGTAACTCTTTGACATTCGTAGCACAAGGCAATACCGGTAAATTAGGCTTATGTACAGCCGATTTTTTCCTACGTATACCAGTCGCACATCCACTACACCATTTGTTGGACTCATCGCACCACGCTGCTTTTGTCTTACAACCATAACAGGCTTTCGCGTGTTGGGAAGATACTCCGCCTTCAAGTAAATCAATATTATCCCACGATATAACTTTTCGTCCACCGCTTATATCATGTTCTATAAGACAGTATGCCAGATTACGAATACCCATATCAAAGCCCAGATGTATGGAGGAAGTCATAGTATATGGATTCAGCGTGTGTGATTTAAGCCTTAATAACTATTTTGAAGAAGAAATTGTTTTTGTCGCACACGTAGCAGGGCGTGTAAAACCGCCTAGACGGTCATTCCATGTATATACCTTCGCGGGACCCTTATAGTTTTTAGATGTCGCTAAGGATTCTACAACTAAGCCTTCGCATATAAGGTTGTCTTTCAGGTAATCTTCGCAGGCTATATGCCAATAGTTAACAGATTCGCCGACATTATACTGATTTACCTTGGGATTCGTCTTGGCTGCTCGCTCAGGGCTAATCCAAACGCCCTTGCGTAGTTGGATTTTGTGGAATGGAGAGAGGCAAATATCCGCGGAAGGTTTGTTTGTGCCAAAGGCACCAGCCTCAACGCGATAGGGAGCCGATGCCTTATCTGTAACTGGGAAAGGTATCTTCTTTAGTACATAATCTACAGTTCGATTATCTGATGTCACGATTAAATCTTTTTGTAGTAATTTGTCAATCGCCTTGTAGCCATTTTGCGTTAACACACGTGTTCCTTCTACGAAACAATCTACGGATGACTGGGGGAAAAGGTTATATGTCCCGTCGCTAATGAGCACATCACCAATATTATATACTACATTTTGTGGTGAAGAACCTGAGCTATTGCTGGCAATTCTCCATGAACTATAACCAGGAATAGCTTTAATAGTATAATCATAGCTAAAGTCTAATGCGCTTGCGTAGTTTCCAGTGAGTGCATCATTTTCAGTTGGAAAATAAGTCACGGAGGCACCTACCGGACCCGCAAACTCGTTCATTGGGCCGACCAATAGACGCGGGGCTATACCCGTATTGAGTGTCTTGTGTGACAAGCCCTCGTTAAATACAACTCCAGTATTTGCCGTAATAGGATATGAGTTTGTATCTACTACGAGTTCACCTGGACAATCATTGAGATACACTAAATAAGTATTTTCAAACGCTTTAGAGCCAGTATCTACGTGAGGAAATGTATCACCCTCAATCCATCGCATAGGAATCTCAGATACATTGGACAGATCTAGGCCAAGCCTGACAGAAAGAGCAGTGCGTATAGTCTCAGTAAGCGGAATAGTAAAATAGACTCGGCTAGTCGTTGTATTTAGTTTCGCTTTAGAGGCGATAACTTCGGGCAGTGCTAATATATATTCAATATCCTCTGTTGAAAACATATTCGCAAAGAGGGACGCCATTTTTATACTATTATCTTTGGTTTTTTAAAAAAAAATAGTATACTCTTAGTTGTTTATGGTTTTCGTCATATCATACAGTGCGTATAAATTCCCACCCCATATCTTCGCATATCTTTTGCCAAATCTTGTCTTGCATATATAACTTTTCTCGGCTTTTCAGTAAAGGAAAGCATTGTAAATAATCATCAAGTTCCAAGAGTTCACAAAATTTATACAAAACAAATGAATATGACAAGAAATTACTACGTTTCTTAGGACAATGCTTTACGAAACTAAATTGAATTTCCTTAAACATAAAACGTAACTTTTCCTCAATCTCGCGTGATAATACAGGGGCAGAAATACCGTTTAATCTATTTAATATATGTGCTACGTGGTCGTAGCAACGATTTAACTTCAACTTCTTAATGACTTCCTTGAGCTTTGACGGCTTGAGCTTGCTCATATCTGTAATACGTTCCTTACGTAGTTCCGTGCGAATCTGGTCAAGTACAGCAGCGGAAATCTCAGTCGTCTCCTTGGCCTGAAATTGGGCCAGCCATTCATTCAAATGGTTAATCTTCTTATAGGCATAATATGACATTTCACGTGGCGGGTCCTTATAGGATGGCTTTTCAGAATCTATTAATATACAATCGCGATATCCGCATTCAGGACAATCCAAAAAGGTCTCATTAAAGAACATCTCAGTATCACAAATAGGGCACGTTCCATAATCTTCTGTAATACTTGATGCCAGAGTATTTTCATGCTGAATACTATCAGGATTTAACGCACTTAAATACGATTCCAAGGCCTTATCACGCTTAAAACCAATATCATTTTGAATGTGGGACGCCTTTTTAGGTTCTTTGGGTGATTCAACGATAACAGTAGATGCTTTATCATTTACCACATCTGATGAAAAATAACTATATACACTGTTCGTCGGCGTGCGTCCCTTTTTAGATGATGAATCGTCCATAGGTTTCTCACCTGTAGCAATACGACCTTGAGCATCTGAATAGGAAAATAATATATCTCCTACACGCAAGAAATAATCTGATTCATTTGTGCCGTTCTGTATATTTTGTATCTGTTCTTCTAAACTTTTGATCTCATTTTCTAACTTTTGCCTGCTGGTTAGGATAGCAATATCACTCGCATTGACAATAAGACTTGGCCCATTAAACTCTTTTTCTACTATAATCATGCGTGCTTTTTTAGCAACTAGTTCCTTTTTAAGTTCGGCAAGATGCGATTTTTCTTCGCGAAGTTTACCAATTTGCTGATTGTGGTAGGATTCTAACGTCTTAGCAGTATCAGGAGTTTTCTGAGTCTTATTTTGTGTGCCTTCATCTATAGGAAGGGCTTTTAATAGACAATCTAATGATAAGACATTATCTGACATATGTACTTTGATACTAATCCACTGTAGAAAGATTGTTTAGATGGTAGAAAACGTTTGTCCATTGCTGCGGACGCAAGATTTTAATTCCCGGAGTTTGCGAAAATTTTTTTCTCGGGAGGAGGTATAAACAACAATGGGCTCCGGTGGTTTAATGCAGCTCGTCGCCTACGGCGCACAGGATATTTACCTCACGGGCAACCCCCAGATTACCTTCTTCAAGGTGGTGTACCGCCGCCACACGAACTTCGCGATGGAGTCCATTGAGCAGACGTTCAACGGCTCGGCGAACTTCGGCAAGAAGGTGCAGTGCACGATCAGCCGCAACGGCGATCTGATCCACCGCGTCTACCTCCAGGCCACGCTCCCCCAGGTCCGCCTCCAGGCCAGCGATGGCTCGGGTGCGCAGTTCCGCTGGCTCAACTGGGTCGGCCACAACCTCATCAACAACGTGTACATTGAGATCGGCGGTCAGCAGATCGACAAGCACTACGGCGACTGGCTCCAGATCTGGAATGAGCTCACGCAGGAGGCCGGCAAGCAGGCGGGCTACGCCGACATGGTTGGCAACGTCCCCGCGCTCGTCAACCTGTTAGTCCAGGGCGGCGAGGACTGCGATGCCCAGTGCGTCTCCAACACGGAGCCCAACGCGTCTGCCGAGGTCGCGAAGTGCGCGCCGGAGTACACGCTGTACATCCCCTTCCAGTTCTGGTTCAACCGCAACCCTGGCCTGGCGCTCCCGCTGATCGCCCTCCAGTACCACGAGGTCAAGGTCTGGCTCGAGTTCGAGGAGCTCCAGAACCTCTGCTGGGACTTCTCGTCCGCCGGCAGCTACACGCACGCCATCCGCGACCGCGTTGCCCAGGCCGGCCTGGTCTCCGCGTCCCTGTACGTCGACTACATCTACCTCGACACGGACGAGCGCCGCCGCTTCGCCCAGGTCTCCCACGAGTACCTGATCGAGCAGCTGCAGTTCACGGGCGGTGAGTCCGTCACGTCCTCCGCGAACAAGATCAAGCTGAACTTCAACCACCCCACGAAGGAGCTCGTGTGGGTTGTCCAGCGCGACTCGTTCGTAAGCTGCGACGACGCCGTCGTCAACCCCTGGAAGGGCCAGCAGCCGTTCAACTACTCCGACTGGTGGGATCGCTCCGTGCTGGAGTCCGGTTACTCTGTCACGCGCGTCGAGGGCATGGCTGGCTACAACCCTGTCGTCACGGCCAAGGTCCAGCTCAACGGCCACGACCGCTTCACGGAGCGCGAGGGTCGCTACTTCAACTTGGTGCAGCCTTACCAGCACCACACGAACATCCCGGCGGTCGGCATCAACGTGTACTCCTTCGCACTCAAGCCCGAGGAGCACCAGCCCAGCGGCACGTGCAACTTCTCCCGTATTGATAACGCCACGCTCCTGCTCACGCTGTCCAACAACACGGTTGGCTCCGTGCTGTCCGCGCAGGTCCGCGTGTACGCCGTCAACTACAACGTGCTCCGCATCATGTCCGGCATGGGCGGCCTCGCGTACTCCAACTAAACACCAGATGGTGTATGTGTGTGTGCACGCATATGCCTCATGGCTTACTACGTTTACTTCAACGATTGTACATTGTACAATGATGGAAGTTACGGTTTAAAAATAACAACAACTCTATTAGAATATGCCTGAGATCTTCTTTCAGAATACATCACACGTTGATTATTTACAAATTGGAGCTCATGAGGGAAATACACAGAATGATAATTTATTTCATAGTGAATTAAAGAATAAAAATATGATTCTTATTGAACCTGTGCCTTATTTATTTAAAAAACTAAAAACCAATTACGCATCAAAGACTTTAGACAACAATATTCAATTCTTAAACATTGCGGTTTCTAATAAGAATGATAGTTTAACCTTATATGTACCATCGCCCGAAAACGACTTTTCTAAATTTCCTTATTGGGCAAGTCAATTGGCCTCTACAAATAAGGATCATATAGTAAAACATAATATATTTTCATCCAATATTGTTAACCTGAAGATAGATGAAATTAAAGTGCCGTGTTTTACATTAAACAATCTGATTGAACATATGAATATTTTGTCAATAGATAAATTGTTAATTGATACAGAGGGACATGACTATGAAATTTTAATGGATTTTGACTTATCAGTCTTAAAACCAAAAGTAATACGATTTGAAAACAGACATATGGATGGTGTAATTTCAAGGGGCAAGAGATATGAATATTTATTAAATCATTTAACAAGTTATGGGTATAAAAAGATATTTGAAGACCAAATGGATACAGAGGTTGAACTTCAAAACAATTAAATAAATTAATGAATCCTAGTAGAACATGCCCCAAACCAAGAAAGTTTCCAAGCCCAAGGCACCCAATGCTCCTTACTTTGTAAGTAAGTACCCAAATTGGGAGGAAAAGTCGTTACCCCGTTCCTGGAAAACCGTGACGACCACGGCCGCCAACAATCCAGACTGGCTCGAGGATCGCGAAGATATGTGGTCGGAACAGAAGCGTGATTACCAAAAAGAGATGCTAATTTACCAACACAAATTGGCAGAATATCAACAAGCTAAATTCCAGGAACTGCGTAATTCCGTTGTTGAACAGGCAGCCCATGTGGCTAAGTTAAAGTCTGCCGAATATCAAGTCGAAAAGGCCAGAAAAGCAGCAGAGTCTAAGGTGCGTGCTACTACAAAGGCAGTCGCTGCGGCCGAGCGTGAAGCCCTAAAAGCTATTAAGGAATCATCCAAGCCTCCGACTGCTCGTGATCTTCGCATGGCTACACGTACAACAAAATCACCAAAGAATCCTATGGCTACACGTACAACAAAATCATCAAAGAATCGTAAGACTCGTAAGCATAGTAAGTAATAAACTATGAATATAATAATTTTTTTTCTTATGTTATATAAATGAAATTATTATATTACTTAGCGGCGATTGGAAATAATAATTTAGACAAAAAACAAATTATATTGTTACATAATTTAAATTATATTTATAACAACATTAAACAAAATTTTAGTATATCTATTAATTTTTATGATATATCTGAAGAAATTAAAA